CCCATTGGACAAAACCGTAACTCACTTACGGCTACATATTAACTTGAAGGGCAGGCACAAACACCATGCCACAGGTCTGACTACGATATTCCAGGTGACCCATGCACAAAGCCAGAAGAAGGATTTAATACACCACCACAGGAACCACAGGCAGCAGAATAAAATATAGAACATGGTTTCACCATCCTTTCTCTTAGCGTGGTAGGGTAAATCATAAAATCTGTATAAGTTTTCTTAGTAGAGTCTTTACTATAAAAACTTAGTGAAAAATTCGATTTTACCCTACCATGTCTGTCTGACCAACCTCATATCCACCTTCGGGGATAGGCGTTTCATCGGGAACAACCATAATTTTATATCCCATAACACTCAACATATCACCCAGTTTTGCAACTGTAGTGTTATCGCTCTTCTTCGGATTCAGTCTATCCCAAAGAGCCGCCTGCGTAATGCCCAGGGTCTTTGCCATCTCAGCATTCGTTATATCATGCTCTGTCATCAGAGTCTTAATTAGTTCTTTTGAAGTCATACGTTTTCCTCCTGTTCAAGATAAGGATAGCATTAAAGTTCTATCTTGTCAAGTTATATCTTGAATCTTTTTTATTTTTGCGGGATTTTCCAGGCTCACCCGCCCCGGCTGCCGGGGGTCTATATCCCCCGCCGGGGGTCTGTCCGCAGGATGACCGGGACAGCCTGCACCACAGGCAGAGCGGCGGGACGTGGTGAAAAAGTTTGAAAGAATTTCAAGAAATATCTTGACAATAAAGATATATCTTGGTATACTTGTATCAAGATAAAACTTGATAGACAAGTTTGAAACCACAGCCGCCCGCCAGGGCAGCACAAACAAATAGGAGGTAAACAATTATGTATGATTATTTAAAGCATGTAACCGCAGACGTTCGAGATTATGTAGAGCAGGAGATTGACTTGACAGAATGGGCGGGTGACCGTGACGGACTGGAAGAGAAATTAAACGATGACCTTTGGACGTGTGACAGTGTCACGGGTAACGCTTCCGGGTCTTACTATTGCAACGCATGGGAAGCGGAAAGAGCATTAGCGCATAACTGGGATTTATTAGCGGAAGCCCTGGAAGAGTTCGGACAGGATGGAACGGACGTATTAAAAGAGGGCGCGGAAGCTATGGACGTTACAATCCGTTGCTACCTGTTAGGGCAGGCAATAACCGCCGCATTAGATGACCTGGAAGAAGATGGAGCGTTTGAAGAAGAGGAAGAAGAGGAAGAAGAGAACTAATAACACACGTTGCGCCGTGTATAAATAGCCAGTTAGGGCGCAAGCGTCCCGGCATTTTGCCGGGGGTCTGGAAAGTGTAGGCTTTCAAACCTGCACCACAGAAAGAACCGCATACAATAGCAAAATGCACAAAGTAGAGTGTAAGCTGTGATTAAATACGATAATTGCAAAGTGACGGATAACGAAAACGCCGTATATAATTATTTTAATACTGTTATTGTCAACGGGTGGACGTGGCAACGTTTAACCCAGGAAGAGCGGGAACGCTTCAAAACTTGCGTAGATTTTAGCAGAATCAAAGGAAGCGCACGGCAGCGGGTTGAAGTGCTTAATATGCTGTATAGTGCATTCTTGCACGGTGTAGGCTATAAGCCTATAGGGTGGAGAGAATCAGACCCGGAAGCCCCGAAATTTTAACAGAGAGAAGCCCCGCCGCCGTGCGGGGTATTCTTATATAAGGAGGTATAAAACATTGTTTAAAAAGACATGGGAAACGCCGCCCGGCAGCTATTACAATCTATTTGCAGATATGCTAAAACAGCCGCATTTACTTGTAGCAGGTGCAACGGGCAGCGGTAAAAGCGTAGTTATAAATGGCATTATCACAACGGCATTGAAAGACAGCCCCGCCGCCATACAATTTATCTTTATAGACCCGAAACGGGTTGAACTTGTAGACTATAAGCCACTACCGCATACGCTAAAATATGCCAGTGAACCGGGGGGCATGGTGCAAGCGTTACAATATGCCATGGATACCACGGAACGCCGCTACAAGGCTATGCAGAGCCGCTACGAAAAGAACTATAGCGGCGGGGCGGTCTATGTGGTTATAGATGAATTAGCGGACTTAATGACAACTAACAAAAAACAGGTGCAACCGCTTATACAACGCCTTGCACAGATAGGCAGAGCGGCAAACGTGCATATTATAGCCGCTACACAGTGCCCGCTATCCGCTGTTATCCCTACCCCTATAAAAGTAAACTTTGATAGCCGGGTAGGACTCAGAACCCGCAGCAAGCAAGACAGCCGTAATATTCTAGGCTTGCCAGGGTGCGAAACCCTGCCCCGCTATGGACAGGGCTATTACATGACCCCGGCAGGCTTGCAACTGTATAATATACCCATGTACAGCCCCGCAGAGGTGCAACGGCTTGTAGACTACTGGAAGCACCACAGCCGCCCCCGCTTGCGTTTGTTATAACACACGAAACCCCGGACAGGTTCACAGCCTGCCGGGGTTCTTTTATGTCTATTTGTTTGTATGCCCTCACAGCCCCGCAGAGCCGTCCAGGACGGGCGCAAGCCGGGCGGGGCTATACTTTATACCTTGACGGACAGAAAAGCCCGCAGAGGGGCGCAGAATGGCGCAGAGCGTCCCACGTCTGCACCAAGGCAACAAGACAGCATCACGGGCGGCTGGCGGTCTGTCCCTGTCCCACGCCTTGAAAGCATGGTGAAACCCCGCAGCCAGGGCGGGCAGGTCTGCCGCAGGGCAGGCAGCAGGCGGGCAGGGGTTTCCGCCCTTCTGCTCCTTCTGCGACTTTTGAAATTAGTCTTTCTGCCCTTCTGCCCCTTCTGGGCTTTCTGCGATTTCTGTAAAAGTCCCTTCTGCGACTTCTGAGCCGTCATAGGCACTCTCAAGGTATTTCTGCTCAAGGGCTTTCATGTCCTTCTGCTCTCCCAGAGGATTGTTCGGAGTGAGTACCATTTCTGTCTGGTCTTTCATGCCGTCATAGTTCTTCTGCCAGAATATACCCGTGACAGGGTTCACCTTGCCGTCCTGCATAAGACCCTCACGAAAAACACCGCAGAACTGGCGAACTTTTTTGATAAAGTCAGTGCGGGCAGGGTTCCCCTTCGTGACGTTCTCCCACTCCCACGCCTGTTCCTTCGTGATACCAATAGCCATATACGCAGCCTGGTTGCCCACCTTCATATCCCATTCAGAACACTTCTGCACATAATTCAAGAATCGTCTTTCCATTTCTGGCACGTCCTGTAAGTCCAGAGGTTCCTTCGGCATAATCTCCATCATAAAGGCAGTCACCTTCGCATTGTACCCTTCTGGCATTTCTACCTTCTGAGCCTGCATGATAGGACTGTTCTCTCTGGCTTTCACCAGATTCTTAGGACTGCTCTTCTGATACCCTTCTGTTCTTCTGGGCTTTCTGTCCTTCCCTCTTACTCCGGGTTTCTTCTGCTCTTCTGCCATTGTCCTTCTGCACCTCCTTCTGCTTTGCTTCTTCCTGCTCACGTTTCC